CGCGGTCTTCGCCTGCTGCTAAAGCAAACTGCTCTTCATAAGCCATCTTCAACATCTCAACTCGAGATACAAGTTCCGGCTGTTTCATCGCAATGTAGTACGCAAGACCAGCTACTAAACATGGAAGAAAACGGAAGTTCATATCCGCAGTCTGGATACCTGCTCCTGCGTCTTGTACTCTTCTCATTCTCCAGTAGACGAATTGATAGGTCGTACTGTTGTCTGGCGTAGGCCAGACTGTTACTGCCGGAAGGTTGGGGTTATAGATCGTTGCCCCTGCTGTATGGCTCGCCGCCGTGGTCCCATTTTGTCCACGAACCACACCACCTAGTGAATTACCATCTAACCACTGGTACAGAATGTCTTCACTATCAATACGAACAAACCCTGCGCTTGGAAGACTCGCCGTTGAACTAAGCGTAATTGTTGTGGTTGTCGAGTTAATTGTTGAAGACAACGTCGCATTAGCAGGGGAAGCTTGTCCCGATAGCCTTTGAATCCACACCTGAATAGGACGCGCCTGCTGTAACTTATTAGGGATGGTGGCGTAGGTTGAAACGCTAATCCTGGTAATCGTTAAATCAGCCTGAGTCGATGAAACGTTCTGACCTGTACGGATTACGTGTTCAAGTAAATCTATCGTATCTGTGGGTAATGCATACGTATTTACGCCTGCTGTCAGGGTGATCGTTCCCTGATCAATAGTCCACATATTAATGCCACGGTTCTGCCACTCAATAGTCATCAGATTCATAGAACGCCGTGCCGTACGGAGGTCATAACCAGTCCGCATCTCTCGGCCAGCCCTCTCCCACGCTTCTTCAGCGATCTCTGTGAACTCTGGTGAAAAACCAGTTGAACCGCTAGTGGTCATCTAAATCTCGCAGTCTTAGCGGCAATTTTTGCCGGTTGCTTAACAAACTGTTTTCCTGCGTTTTTTCCAGCTCGCTTTGCTCTTGTAGTCGCAGCGTACTCTGAAGGTGTAAGAGATTTAATTGCCGCCTCCGGGAGATATCGTTCGCCAGTTGCTTTTGAACCCTGTGTGCTAGGTTTGCCACTGCGTGTCCCCCACTTTTGGTCAGTCCAATTCTTCAGACTTTGCTGCGGTGCTTTCACTTCATCTTCTTTAACGTCTGAGCCAGCCTTGCTCGTTGCCCCATTTTACCGGGAGCCTTTGCTGCTTTAGCTAACTTACTTGCGGGAATCGGTTTATCGCCTTTGACGCCTAACGACTTACGCAAAGCGCCAGGTTTCTTGATGGCTTCTTTAATCCACTTACCACCTTTAAACCCCGGAACACCACGTCCTTTTAATACATCAGCACGAGTTACCTTGCCATCATCATTAAGATCCGGAAAATCCTTAGTCACGGTAACCTCCGCCTTTTTGCTTGTACTTCATAGCAAGCATTTGTGCTTTGCGAGCTGACCACTGCCCAGGCGATCCGCCTTTGCCACCAGCTTTTATGCTGTTGAACAATGCTTTACGCATCCCCGGCTTTGTGTAGTTTCCTGCTTCGTTGACACGAGACTCACCGCCTTCTGCAAAAACCATAAAGTCCGTATCGTCTCGACGCTTCTTACGCCGAGCCGTGGGCATCTTTGAGGGCATGATTGCCCCCATGCCACGAGAAGCTAGCATCTCAGCACTTACCGCCGTAGTTCATCTTTTTAACTTTACCACCAGCCTTCATGCCGGTAGATCCCTTCATGGTTACTTCCATGCCACGGGTCTTACCTTTCTTGGCAATACCATCAGCAGCTTTATGACCAGCAGCAAGACCGCCAGCAGCATAAGCCTTACCACCGCGCTTCATGCCCTTCATCTCTTCCATCTCATGTTTGATCATGGACTTTGGCGCGCCTTTGGCTTTCATAAAACCAACTTCTTTCTTCATCATTGCTTTGGGTTCTTTCATTTCACCACCATCCTTTTTAGTGAACTCTTTACCAACAGACATTGGAACACCAACCTTCTTGGCAAACTTAGGGTTATGCGCCACTGCTTGCATAAACTTTTCTTGTTTGTCACTTACAGTAGGCATTACATCTTCACCATAGTACCTTTGGTCTTGCCACGTTTAGCGCAACCGTCAGCGCGGCTAGAAGCAGACCCGCCTTTGGAATACATCATGCCGCCACTCTTTGCGGTCACAACTTCTTCGCTCATCATATCCATAACGCCCATATCCGCCGTCTTGGGTTTGGGTTTTGGTTTTGGTTTGGGTTTCTTTGGAGCAAGACGTGGATCGTATTTTGACGTTTCCATATCTGGAGGGCTAGGTACATTATTTACTATCGCCATGATCATCCTTTCTTTGCGAGGGCATCAATTTTTGCTTCAAGCCGTTCAAAGCCTGAGTCAAATCTTTCCATAATCTTTTCAAGGTCTGCACGAACTTCTGCGCGAGTGATGTGATCACGGGCAATTTCCTCCCGAGTTTTATTTAATAAAATCTGGATGCGCTGCTGTTCCTCATGTGAGTTTTTTAGCATAAACATCACCAGCCCTACTAAGATTGAAGTGATTAGGTTCCAAATAATAATCGGGTCCATTTAGCATTGCTCCGCTTTAACTTTATACGCATCCCACTCAGGAGCATCTGCTGAAGCATAGAGATACTGGGCCGCAAACTCTAGCAACATTGGGTCATCGCGGAAATGGCCTAACCCTCTATTACAGTGATTGCAAAGCATCCCTCTTACTTCTCCGGTTATATGGTCGTGGTCTACAACCAAAGGCCCGTCATCCCCACAAATAACACACTGCGTAACCGTGGCTTTTATATCCGCTAAAGCTTCGTCTGTAATTACATCACGAAACCGACCGCGACAGTTTGCATTCCGATATGTTGCACGACAACTACGGCACCAGCTATCTAAACCGTTACGTTTTTTGTTATGCGGAGGGAAAAACTTAGTTGTTTCCGGCTTTTCCTCTTTACAACGTGTGCAAGCTAACATTTCCATGCTCGCAACGCCTTATTGATCCTACTGTTAGGGTCTCTTGCTGTTTTTGCTGAAGTATTCTCTTTCTTATGCCCTTCCATCCTGGCACAAAATGATTTCTTTCGTGAACCGCCTTCAGGCTGAGGAGGTTTGAGTCCGGGTTTCCCCGGATTAGCTGCGTTATACGAAGCTCTGCCTTTGGCATTCAAACCACCTTTTGGGTTTTTGCCTTCCTTGCGCTGCCATGCAGGAGACTTAGCCATAGAAGATCGTAACGCTTGCTATGTTAGTCAAGCTTGCGTAGATGTCGGTCGTGAATCGAACACCTTCGCCAGGAACTAATGTGTAGAAAGAATTAGGATTTGAATTAGCAGGGATGTCAATTTCAATCAAAGTCGTCCCGCTAGAACCACCATTTTTCAATAACAACGTTCCGGCAACACTTGCCGTAGCGCAGATTGAAAATCCTTTAACACGAGCAGGCGCAGCATAAACGGTTCCAGATGCGTTTAGATGCGCCGACTTAACGTCATATTGCATTGCCATGACGTACTCCTAATTAGGCTGCGGTCGTGATAGCAGTCCAAGTCGTAGCACCGTCCGTATTGATGTAGGCGCGAGTACTGGTCGAAGACCCATCAGTGCGGAGATATAACGAACCTTGTGCCGCTGACACAGTTGGCGCGCCAGAACCTACATAAATACCAAGCCCTGCGGTAGAGGAAGCGAGAAACGCTGCCATGCCGCCAGCAGTAGGAGCAGTTCCGCTATCAGCGGTTACATTACCGGTAGCAGAAAGCGAAGCGACAGTAGTAGCAGCAGCAAACGTTGCGTCAACAGTGACAGCACCCGTCGTGCTATTAACTGAAATATCTTGGAATCCAGCAACCGATCTTACTGGACCAGTGAATGTGGTATTAGCCATTTAATCCTCACATGCGATACGGTGTATTAGTCTGCATGTTCGTCAGCCGGGACTGTCTAATACACCGGATAACCCCGGAATAGTATGTTTGTATCAGTTTCTATGGGTGGTGTCAATTAACTTATTTGACTTTAAAAGGTTCTCTTGCTGGGGGATAACTCGCAAGTTCCATGGTACGTGCAGCCCACATACAAGTTCAGATCTTAGAGGAACAATGTGATCTACAACATATTGTTCGCCAGTGGTCTTACTCATAGTTATTGCAATTTGATATATCTGCCGAATCTCAGACTTTTGTTTTCTGCTTAACCACTTTGGCGTTGCTAACCTATGTTTTCTTCGCCTTGATTTGGTATCTGCACGAACCCATACAACGTTTTTTTCTTTCCATGCTTTTTGATATACACGCTTAACTTCTAGAGGACGTGTAGCAGCAGCTTGAATCACTTGTTCGCGATTGATTTCATACCATGCATTTTTTCTTTCTTTAACATCATCTCTTTTGTTGTACTCCCGGAAGTAATCTGCGCGTTTTTCTGCTGCCTCTTGCCACTCCACCTTTAAGCAGTCAACGCATGACCCTTTTGTTTTGCGTGGTGCGATATGCCCATGCTTGCACGGCTCGCCTGTGAAGTAATACTTGGCTCCTGAATCTTTGGCTTCTTTGCGGGTTTTGGGTAGGTTCGTGGTATCCATTTTATCTCCTGTGACTTAGTAACAGGTAATGTACCACAGTTATGATAGAAAACAAAAAACCCCGCCGAAGCGGGGTTCTCTGCGCTAAGTGCTTGATTTACATCAAGCTCCGGGGCTTCCGAAGATACCGAGCGGATCGCTCACTCCAAATGAGTAGCGTTCACGACTCTTGTAACGAACGTTTCCGGTGTCGAAGTCTCCATCCATTGACGTACTCAACGGTGTCCGCACGAAGTGCTTAAGTCCGTTAGGAACATCGGTGGTGAGGAACCAAGCGTTGGTGTCAGTCAAGAAGTGATTGACGGTGTAGCCTTCAGGGATTGAACCCATCATCTTCAACGCGTTCACATCGTTGTCTGCTGTAGCCACACGAAGCTCGGTTTGCAGCAAGCGGGTTGCTGTAAACATGAGATTCGGAGGAACAACCAGCTTGCGTGGCTTGGCTGCGATCAACAGACCACGTTCGTCAGTCCAGCCTGCGATCTGAATCACGGCGTTTTCCAACGACGTTTCGTTCAAGTCAGCAGCGGTAGACGGCGTGTTGCTGTTGGTGCCACCAGAGATGAGGGGATGAGCCGTTGAGAACAA